GCTACTAGCGGATTTGTTAGTAATTCTGTTGTCCCATTTGCACTAATAGACTTTGTTTTAAATAAGCTAAATACATCATCTGATGTATCTGTAATCGTTACCGTTATGGTGTCCGCGTTCCCTGAGTCTTCAGACACGAGTATGGATCTAATCACCGAAGTTGTTGCACTAGGGACCGTGTATAGAGTTGTTGCACTCGTTGTTGTTAGATCCACTTTTTTATTAATAAATGTATTAGCCATTAATTTACAAAGAAGTTGAAAGCCTCAACTTCATCCTTTAAATCTTGTTGATATGTTGTATTTAATTTTTGCACAATACCATCAATGTCACGAACCAGTGATCTTGCTGTAAGCACATCATAATTTTCATCAGGTTGTGTAAGTGATTGTACGATCTTAGCCATTATCTTCTACCATCTGTATTATAGTCTATTCTAAAAGTTCCAACTTTCCAAAATTGACTAACTGCATCATTAAATATTTTTAAAGATATAAATCTACCTCTAGCCCTTGAATCTATTTTTTTAGTGTTAGCATCAACTGTAAAAGGTCCCAAAGACGAACTTGCTGAAGTATCATTTGGAAAATCTTTTAAATCTAATTGTATTTTTGCTTGGCCTGTTTGTGATGAGAAGTCGGGAAAAATTCTACTTACTCTCATCATTTCATCACCGTCACCTTGTAAACCTTGACCTCCAATATCAAAATCACCTGATTTAATATTTGCAGCAATCGCTGTTTCAACTCCAGCTAAAACTTGATTTAATCCTGTCTCATGTTGATAATATACAGAGCAACCATCTAAGTTACCTTGGACATATGTTGTTGAATCAGATGAAACATTAGAGTCTGCATCATAATCTGTTGCGTGAGGTTTACCAAAAACAGCAGAGTCTTCCCAAGCTGTTCTGTCTAATGTTCCAATAGACCATACAGGTCTTGCAGCTGTTGAGTCCAGATAATTATAAGAGACCATTCTATTTACCGTGTTTGATCCTGAGTTTGGATAAAACCAAATGACCTCACCAAACAAGTTATTAAGTCCAGCATTAATATGTTGTTTAGGAGTTGTGTTAATATCATCAAAAACATGGTCTTCTACTAAACATGGTAATGATTCTAATCTACCAGCATATCTAAAAAAACCATTCTCTGACATCCAGTATGCAGCGCCATCAACTTCAACCGCAGCGTTTTGTCCAATCAAACCACAGTTGGTTCCAACTTGTTGAAATGAAAATGTAAAAGGTGGTCCAACAAAACGCATTAAAAATAATGCAGTGTCCGTCCAAACATAGATTGCATCACGACCACGAATGGCCCCAACAATTTTAGAACCATCTGCAAGTCTTTGTGTACCAGCAGTATTGGTTGATGATGGGACATATGATGTTGATGCATCGATACTTTCTTGATCTGAAAATCGAATAAACATCTCGTCTTGTGTTGATTTAGTTCCAATCGTAGTTTCCGTTCCAAATAAAACTAAGTGTCTATCAGGAGTTGAAACTAAAGTAAAAGCAGAAGCTGTAGGTGCATTAGATAAAAGAGCTGCTCGAGTAGATGTTGATCCTTCAGAGTCCCAAGAAAAAGTTTCACCTCCGTTGATAGTTGCAATTAATTTACTACCAAAATTATCAAGTGACCACATACCAGGTGGGTTAACAATATCACCAGAAGGTGCACTATTCCAACCAGAATAATTAGAAGCATCAGTAACTGTTGCTCCAGAATCATGCGACGCAGCTGTTGTTCCTTGTGCGCCTCTTGTTAAACCTGATAAAGTTCCAGAATCATCGTTAGCAGTATAAGTTATAAGTTCGTCATCTATTAAAATAGTTCCAGAAGATGAAAACGAAACTGAACTAGCCATCGTTAAACTTGTTGCACTAGAATTTAAAGATGATGATAAAGTTGATGTAAACTGTCCGTAAGCAATACCACCCCATTGTCCAAGTCCCCAACCAGTTGCAGCAGTCTCTAACGCTAAACCCACAGGATAGTAATGTTGCACTCTAACACCACCTGATGTGGTAGCACCAGAACCAGACTCATTAGATGGCATGGTAATAGTAATTGTGGTTGCAGAGGGTATAGAAGTAACTGCAAATTTTACATCATTAAAGTCAGACGCACTAAAATTAGAGTTGGTTATGGAAGAAAAATTATCTAATAAAATTATGTCACCAATATTTGTAATATTGTGATTACTAGCAAAAGTAATGGTAACAGCTGATGATCCGTTAGTAGTGCTAAACGCGTTTGATAGGGTTGTCGTTGTTTTTATTGGATGAACGTCGTAAAAAACACCACCAGAATAAACATACAATATTCTATTTGTTCCTAAAGCTGCATACTTAATACCATCTTTTGTAACAAAGTGGTGTAAGGAAGTGTTTCGACCTGTGATTTTAGTTCCGCCTAGTTGTGCCCAACCACCCATTTTTTCTGGTTTACCATAACGAAACCTTACATTATCTCCATCAACCCATTGACCTTCACCGCCAGAAGAGCTGACTTGTTTATTGATTCCTGGTAAAAATCTTAGTTTCTGTAACATAGCTTAAAATTTATAACACCTTTTAGGGGGATCAACAACTAATTATAAATCGTGCCTTATTATTTAATGTCCTCTCCTCCATCTGACATTTTATTTTGAAGCTCTTTAGGTAAATTAGGAACCCATTCAAACAAGCATCTTATTAAATGATTAATGGCATGCTTAGATCCCTCAAAGCTTAATGTTATCGTTGGTTTAAATAAAAGTTTTCCTGTTTTTGCCTCTTGTTTAAACTTCATTTTTTAGCACCCGGAAGATTTCTACGATCTAAATACCAATCTTTGTTTGGTCCGTCTGCATCTACATAATGCATAAATACTTGCATTGCCCAATCTCCCAAAAATTTTTCTCTATGATGCTCGACTTGTTCTCCTAGATAAACACAAGCCTCTCCAGGTTCTAATTGAACTGGACGACCATCCATATAAATAGGCCAAGGAGTTTTATCGCTATTAATATTAACAGTTACAGATATTTCACAAGAAGGTCTATCTTTGTGTTTTTTTAAAAAAGCTCCATGAGTATAAACTCTAAAATAAGTATAAGTAGGTAATAAATTTTTATTAACTTCTTTTTCAATTAACTTTCTTTTAAGAATCATTAAACTGTCTGTTAAATAATCTCCATATTGAAAAGTATCTAAATTAGACGATAAGATACTATCACCCTCTAATTCTTTATCCATATAATTATGTCTATGAAAAAGTTCTACATAAAGAGATAATAATTTTCTCTCTTCCTCTGTTAAAAAATTTTTTATAATTTTATATTTAAAATCTTTTCCTATAGTGTCCAACATACCACAGTGTACCTTTCACCATTTGTAACCGGAGAAACAGCGTGAGGAAATAAATGACTACTAGGCCAAATGATTAATCTACCTGCTCTTGGGTTTATTTTTAAAATGTTATTCTCTCCAGATGGATCATAAAAAAGTAAGTCTCCTCCTTCATACCCATCATTAAGCATAAAAATACAACTTAAAGTTCTAGGTATAAACGGATTGTGATCTGTATGAGGATGAAAGTGACCCTCTTTTTTATATTTTAAAACTTCTATACTAGTTATTTTATTCATAGTTAGATAATTTAAATTTAAATTTTTTTTATATTCTGTAATTTGTTTTACAAAAAACTTAGTATAAAAATTAGCCCAATGAACAACAGCTAAATTTTTAGCTTCGTTTGATAAAGACAAAGTATAACAATCTCTAGATTTTTTATCATAAGAGGTTTTAGATTTAGCATCTACAACACTTGCTAAATTAAATTTATTTTTTTTAACAAAACTAAGAAAATTTTCTATAGCCTCTTTACTCATTACATCATCGTATATTTCTATCTGATCTAATAAAGAACTCATTTAAAATCCTTTTTAAACCATTTAAATTTTCTATACCAGTGAAGCCAATGTAAATTATATCGACCCACCTCTCTAAAATATTCTTTAAAATTTAATTTTTTTATTTTCATTTTCCAGGATTCTCTTTTAAAAGGTATAACCTGAACAAAAGGAGTTCCCGCTTTTATAACCATGTCCACACCATTTGGAAATTTTTCTTTATTTAAATTAAATGGAAAATTAACAGGAAGACCAAAAGTATCAGTATCAACAATACCTGCTATAATTTCAAAAGGTAAAGAATGATTATTTAATGGGTGAACAAATAAACAAGAGTATCCTAAAGGAGTTTTAATTATCCAAGGGTTTAAAAATTTTCCAAAATTTACATTATAATTTTTTTCTTGTAATTCTTTATATTTAATTTGTTCAGAGCCATGATGTTCAATATTTGGATCTGCGTTTATTTTTTTTAAATAATCATCGATGCCAGCTAAACCTGTATTTTGAAAAAGTGGTCCCATCTCAACTTTAAACTTTTGATTTTCTTGTTTTGTAATTCGTAGATGATAATCAACTGGTAATTTTAAAGCATATCCTGTTGTAAGAGCATCTAAAAAAGGCACGCATGATTTTACCGTTCTACCCCGTTTATCTCCAGCGGATACATCAACTAGTTTTGCAGGGTCCATTTTTTTATACCACTCTGGTAATGAAAATTTTATAGGTTCTGGTGGATGATTAGTCATGGCTATATAATCATCGCCAGCAAGAAAAGTGATCTCTTTCATAAAAGAAATATTTTATATTAAATAAATAATATGTCTAGTAATTCTTAAATTCACCTGAAACGGCTTGACCTTTATCGTGTAAATATTGCATTGGAGACTTACTTTGTGGAAAAGTTATATTATCTATGTCGTCAAGAATATGTGTTTGAACTTTAACTTGATCCTCAACTGGAATGTTTCTACTAAAGTCTGTCCAACTATGGCCAAAACCTTCATACTCATCTTTTGTCCAAGATGTTTTTTCATTTCTAAAAGAAATTGAATTTGGTAAATCATCTAAATCGATTGCAGACTCATCAACTTGCTTTTTATAATATCTAAGATCGTAAGCATCATCATCACCAATTGTAGTTGATGTGTAACAAACGTAAGGTCCATATTTTGCATCCATTGCAGTAATTTCATCAGCTGTAACTCCAACTGCAATAATTCCTTTATTTGATTTTTGTATGTATACCTTTGCCATTATTGACCTTCAAAAATAACAACAGCGCCATGTGCACCATCATGCCCTGGGCTGTTACCTGGAGTTCCTTCTCCTCCTTCACCAAGATCTCTTAGACCTCTATTCATATTAGGAAATAAATTAGCTATGTTTACACTTGTTGGGTTTTGACCAGGAACTTTGTTTGGACCAATATTAAAACCACCAAAAATACCTACGCCTGTAGGAGATGAAAAGTTTGATAAAGAAGTTAAGTTAGTTGAAAAACTTCCAGGGTTACCCGCAGTGTTATTAAAAAATCCACCTTGACCACCGTTACCTGTTGCTAAATTACCAAAACTTGACGCTGCTCCAGAGTTACCTTGATTGTTAGCTCCAGCAACAAAAGTTCCTGCAGCTCCAGCAACTGCATCCGTGCTATTATAAGGACCAGAAGGACTAGCACCAAAGAAAACTCCAAAGCCCCCACGGCCGCCTTTAGCGCCGCCTGTCCCCGATCCCTGGCCTCCGCCACCCCCGCCGCCAACAAGGGCCCCGTATATGTCCCCGGTTGCTAGAGGTGATGCAGTGTAAGTTACAGTTTCATTATTCGCTGCCCCTGTGGCAAAAACAAAACCTTTTCCGCCCGCAGATCCATCGGCTGCAGCAATGACTCTACCTGAACCATCTACAGTTATAGTTGCAGCAGTAAAACTTCCTTTTGCTGATTTAATTATTCGTGGCATTTAAACTCCTAGTCTAATAACTCCACGTAAGAAACATGAAAAGATAAATCGTTAGCAGCTCCTGCTGTTACAGCGATTATATCTGTTTCATCTAAATAAATTGGAGTTTGGATTAAATCTAAAGTTGAGTCTGCAGGCACAGATATTGTGCTTGCAATTTTAAAATAAGTTGAACCATCATCGTTACTAATCTCTACTGTTGCATCAACAGCGTTAGATCCATCAATGTTTGCTAATAATATCGTATCGATTCTCACTGCAGTTTCTGCAGGGACATCAATCATAGTTGTTCTGCTAGTATTAGCAAGATTACCCATCGCATTTTTAGGAGTAATCGTTGCAATGTTAGCTAAATTTGGTGTTGCCATATTTTATATCCTTTCCCTAATTAACAAAAAACTAATGAAAACACAATACTTAAACCTTTACTAGGTGCGTTTATATACGTTTTAACATCAGATAGTGCCACTTGTTTCATGGTTCCTGCATCATTTGCAACCACTCTATCGGCATCTACTAAGGTAGTAGAGGTAGCTGATGTGTTACCATCTATAATATTTATCTCTGTTGCTGTGGCTGTAACACCATCCATAATATTTAATTCTGCTGCTGTGGATGTAATGGCTGTCCCATTAATAGCTAGTTTATCAGTTACTACGTTAAACGTTCCATTATCTTCAATTCTAGCAACTTCTGTTCCGTCTCTTTGTTGGAAAATAATATCTTTTTCATCAACGACAGGTTTAATAATTACATCACTTGATGAGTTAGCGATGTCTAAAATTTGAGTTCCAGCAACG